GTCCAATTTCTCCCTCTACAGCCCCATGCTGACCGCTCACCGCCGATACAAGCTGAACTCGTCGCTTCGGGGCTACGGCGTCGCGCATCGCCGCTTACGCGCCCACTGGGCACCAGTGGTCGCGGCGGGGCACGCTTCGTGCGCGCGCTGCGGGCTGCCGATCGTGCCGGGCACCCCCTGGGATCTGGGGCACACCGACGACCGGCGCGGCTACCAGGGGCCCGAGCATGCGGCCTGCAACCGGGGCGCCACGCACCGGCGCAGGACGTCGAGGGCGTGGTGACAGGCCGCCTGACGGTCGAGGCTGCTTTGCGGCGGGAGCTGCGGGGCAGGCCGACGCCGTGGCCGGCGCTGGCCTGCTCGGCGCTCGAGCTCGCCCGCCGCCTCGACGACCCCGCCACACCACCGGCGGCGGCGGCGGCGCTGGCGAAGTCGCTGCACGACGCGCTTGACCGGTTGCAGGTGCTGGCACCGGCCCGGCCCGGGCCTGACCGGCTCGACGACCTCCGCGGCCGCCGCGAACGGAGGAACGTCGGTTGAGCGTCGTCGACTTCACCCGCCCGTTGCACATGACCGTCCCCGACTGCGACGGGTCCCGTGGCAACGAGGCGGTCGAGCTGGCGGCCCTGGCCGGGCTGCGGCTCGACCCGTGGCAGGAGCTCGTTCTGCGCGAGTCGCTCGGGGTGAACACGGAGGGGGGGTGGGCGGCGTTTGAGGTCGCTATGGTCGTGCCGCGCCAGAACGGGAAAGGATCCGTGCTCGAGGCCCGCGAGCTCGCCGGCCTGTTCCTGCTCGACGAGCAGTTCATCGTCCATTCGGCGCATCTGTTCGACACGTCGCTGGAGGCGTTCCGCCGGCTGCTGACCCGGATCGAGGAAACCCCCGAGTTCGACCAGCGGGTACGACGGGTGCGCCGCTCCCACGGTGAGGAAGGGATCGAGCTGAAAGGCGGCCAAAGGATCCGTTTCCGCTCACGCACCCGTGGTGGCGGCCGCGGCTTCTCCTGCGACTGCCTGATCCTGGACGAGTCGATGTTCCTGCCCGAGTTCGCGCATGGGGCGCTGGTGCCGACGCTGTCGGCGATGCCGAACCCCCAGGTCTGGTACGCCGGCTCGGCCGTCGACGAGCTCGTCCACGCGGACGGGTTGGTCTCGTCCCGGTTGCGGGAACGGGGCCTGAAAGGCGACCCGTCGCTCGCCTACTTCGAGTGGGCGCTCGACGCCACCGACCCGGAGCTCGTCACACCTGAGCAGGCGGTCGACCCCGAGTCGTGGCGGGCCGCGAACCCGGCCCTCGAGATCCGGATCTCGGGGGAGCATGTCCAGCATGAGCAGCGCGCCCTCGACCGGCGCACGTTCGCGGTCGAGCGGCTCGGCGTCGGTGCCTGGCCCGACCTGTCAGGGGTGCAGCCGACGGTGATCTCGATCGCGGACTGGCTCGAGCTCGAGGACCAGTCGTCCAGGCTGCAGGACCCGGTCTGCGTCGCGTTCGACGTGTCCCCGGACAGGCGCGCGTCGATCGCCGCCGCGGGGCGCAACCAGGACGGGCTCTGGCACGTCGAGATCGTCGAGAACCGGGAAGGCACCGCCTGGGTCACGGCCAGGCTGGCCCAGTTGGAGAAGCAGCACCAGCCTGTCGCGACGATCTGCGACGGGTACGGGCCGGCGGCGTCCCTGATCGACCAGTTGGAACGCCGCGACGTGCAAGTCACGACTGTCAGCGCTGGTGAGCACGCGCAGGGCTGCGGTAAGCTGATCGACGTGGTGTCGGAGCGCGCGCTGCGCCATCTGGGCACACGCGAGTTGGCGGACGCGATCCGTGGTGCGGCGACCCGCAAGCTTGGTGACTCGTGGGCGTGGTCGCGCAGGAACTCAAGTGTCGACATCTCGCCGCTGGTCGCGTCCACGTTGGCGCTCTGGGGCGCCGCGACGCTCGAGCTGGACCTGACCCAGCCGGTGATCTGGTGAGACTGCCGTTCCTGAAACGCACGACCCCGGACGAGATCGTGGAGATCCAGTCGGACTGGTTCGCGATGACGATGCAGGACTGGCCCGGCTGGTACGGCATGGCCCCCCAGACCGCCGAACGGGTCTGGGTCGCGAACCGCTGCATGCAGCTGAACTCGCAGCAGGTCGCGTCGATGCCGTTGCAGTTCTCGTCGACGGCGCCGCAGGGCGGTTTCGAGCCGGCCTGGGTCACGAGCCCCGATCCGGCCTGGTACCCGAACGGGATCGGCGACGCCGTCTTCGCCGCGATCTGGTCGATGTACGCCTACGGGGACGCGTTCCTGTACGTGACCGCCCGTTACGCGAACATGTACCCGTCCGCCTGGACGGTGCTCGACCCGCGCTACGTCGTCGTCGACAGCGAGAACGGCCGCCGTGTCTATCGCTCCCACGAGGAGCCTTTGGACCCGGACAGCATGGTCCAGGTGACCCGTGACCCCCGCGGCGGTTTGCGCGGCACCAGCGCCCTGCAAGCGTACGCACCGTCCGTGCGTGGCCTGATGGCCGGTGTCGCGTCGAGCGCGCAGATGGCGGAAAACCCGATCCCCACCACGGTCTTGAAGAGCGAGCAGAAACTGACGAAGGAGCAGGCGACGGACCTGCAGGACCAGTGGGTCGAGCGGGCCGGGATGCGCCGCGGCGCCCCCGCGATCCTGCCGCCGAAACTCGACTTCTCGGTGCTGGCGTTCTCACCGAAGGACCTGCTGCTGCTGGAGGCGCAGCAGTGGGACGCGAAGGTGATCGCGACCGCCTACGGGGTGCCGATCAACATGCTGAACATGAACCCCGAAGGCCGCGCCAGCCTGACGTACACGAACGTGGCGATGCTCGGCGAATACTGGTGGCGGTTCGAGCTGCGGCCGACCGCGCTCAGGTTGTCACGGGCGCTGTCGGAGCAGATGCTCCCCCGTGGCAGCCAGGTCGACTTCGACGCCACCGACACGTTCTCGCCGCTCGCGCAACCGCTCGAGCAAGACTCCCTGGCCACCCCGCCCGCCGACGGTGCCGACGCTGGCGGTGACGTGGTTCCGCTCAGACCGACGACGATGGAAGGATTCTGATGGACGAGCCAACCCTGATCCGCACCTTCGAGGCCGACCTGGCCGGCGACGGCGACGGCCGCACCATCATCGGCCGCTGCATCCCGTTCGACACGCCCGCCACCGTCAGCGACCCACCCGGCTACGAGCCCTACCAGGAAGTGTTCCGGGCCGGTGCGTTTAAGGCCGCCACCCGCGCCCCGAACCGGGTGTTCCTCGACTTCGAGCACGAGCTCGGGATCGGTGGTGTGCTGGGGCACGGTGTGGAGCTCGAGGAGCGCCCAGACGGCCTCTACGGCCGTTTCAGGGTCCTGGACCACTCAGACGGCGACAAGGCCCTCACGATGGTCCGTGAGCGCGTCCTGACGGGCCTGTCGGTGATGTTCACGCCGCTCAGGTCGCTCAGGTCACCCGGCGGGCCGGTCGAACGGGTCCGGGTCGCGCTCGACCGGGTCTCGCTCTGCCGGGTCGGCGCCTACGAGGACGCCCAGGTGCTCGCCGTCAGGCAACGCAAGGAGCCCGCCCCGCTGCTGTTCGACCCGGCCCTGATCGCCCGGCTCGAGCATTTCAACGTGACAATCCCCGACACGTTGAGGGTGACGTGAACGGCACCGGCATCAACTTCCCAGCAGTCGCCCAAGTCGTCACCGCCGCGGTGCTGCTCGTCGCGCTGATCCACTTCTGGTAAGGCGATCATTGACCCCCAAGGCCTTGGGGGTCGCCGACCGCCCGCGCGAACCGCCGATCCTACCACTGTGGTAGCTTTCCGCCTGTAGCAACGGCGCACCTCGCCGTCCCAAGTGGACACCTCGCCGGAGCTGGGCGACCCCTCCACCGCTGGGTCTGAGGGCGACCCCCGCCGAACCCAATCCTGCGTCAATTGTTCCGGGAGGTTCGGCTGTGTCAGCATCACAATCCATCACCAGGTCTCGGCTCGAGCGGCTCGTCGCCGAGCGCGGCCACACCGACCAGAAGATCGAGGACATGCTCAAACTCGCCGAGGATGAGCAGCGCGACCCGAACGAATTCGAGCGCGAGCACCTCGACCGTTACCGCACACGCGCGCAGGAGCTCGAGACGGAGATCGGCGCGCTGGCGGACGAGCTCGAGCGGGGCGAGTCGTCCCGCGACGTGTCCCGGCTGATCCGGCCCGCCCAGGCGGGGCCGCAGCCGGTGCAAGGGCCCGGCGCGGACATGGAACCGACCTACCGGACGTTCGCGCAGTTCGCCCGGGACGAGCTGATCGTCCGCTACCCGCTGATCGCGACACGCGCAGCCGCCGGCGGCGACGTCAACGCCCTCCGGGAGCAAGCGACCGAACGCCTGCAACGGGTCGTGAACACGACGACGTCGAACATCCCCGGCCTGTTGCCGCCCGGCTATCTGGCCCAGATCATGGACCTGATCAACAAGAACCGCCCCGTCGTCGCGAACTCGCGCACGGTGCCGCTCACCACCGGGACGCTCACGTACCCGCGTGTCACGCAGCGGCCCGAGGTCCTCAAGCAGGGCGCTGAAAAGACGGAGGCGGGCACCGCGAACATGCAGTGGGCGCTGGACACCGTCACCGCCGACACCTATCTCGGGGCTGGAGACCTCTCCTGGCAGGCGATCAACTGGGCGAGCATCGACTCCCTGCAGTTGTGGTTCGATCTGGCCGCGGAGGCGTTCGCCCGGATCACCGAAACCGCCGCCTGCACCGAACTGTCGACGAACGGTGGCGGTACGATCGCCAGCAAACTGAGCGCGGCTGGTACCGAGGACTTCAACGCCTGGCGGACCGCGATCTTCGCCGGGATCCAGTCGATCTACACCTCCACCGGTGGGCGCGCCCAAACGGACACGCTGTACCTGTCGGCGAGCAAGTTCTTCCAGCTCGCCAGCCTCGGCAGCGCCAACGTGCTGCAACTCTCCAGCGTCGGCGGCCTCGACGTCGGCTCGATGACCGGCACCTACGCCGGCCTACGGGTCGTCGGCACCTTCGGCTTCGGCACCGCCTCCGCGGCGATCATGGGTGACCAGTCGGCGTTCCTCGTCGGCGAGACACCAGGGGCGCCCGTCGAGATGCGCGTCGTCGAGCCGAACATCGGTGGGATGCAGCTCGGCGTGATCGGCGCATTCAAGGCGAAGGTGTTCGACCCGGCCCGATTCGTCCACATCGCCTAGGGGAAATGAGATGGACGCTGGGCGTCGGCCTGACCAGTTCGACACGGTCCCGCGTGGGCTGTACGAGTCGGCCGTCGCCCAGCACAAACGCGAGCTCGCCGAGCGAGACATGCGTCTTGTCCGCTACCGGCTGCTGCTCGAGGAGCACGGCATCAGCCCGCCCGACACGTCGAGCGACGAGCTCCTCGAGATGTGGCAGGGCTGCCGCCACGTCATGACGACAGCCTCCCAGTTCGTGATGAAGCTCGGGACGCAGAAAGAGATGCTGCTCGACTTCCGGGCGCCACCGTGATCCTCCAAGGGGCGCCCGGCACGATCGCCCTACCGACCAGCGAGATCGGCCGCTTCGCGATGTTCACCGTCTCGCTCGCCGGGACCAGGCAGCCGGACGACACGCACCTGTCCGTGATGGCGTCGGCGAGCGTCGTCGAGAACCTCAACCAGGTGATCCGGCAGCTCCGTCCCGCCGACGAGTGGGTGTGGATCCTCGGCGACGACCACACCTGGCAGTCCGACTGCCTGACCCGCCTGCTCGCCGCGCTCGACGACAACCCCGACGCGGACATCGTGGTTCCGCTCGTCACGAAACGGAACCCGCCCTGGCACTTGGTGCTCTTCCACGAGGCCGGCGCCTATGACGACGGGCTCCCGCGCTGGCAGCCCTACGGCTGGGACGAGATTCCCGCCAGCGGCCTGTTCGAGGTCGACGCGGCCGGATCCGCCGGCATGCTGATCCGCCGCCATGTGCTCGACGTGATCGGCGACCCGTGGTTCGAGTCGTCCGGCCCCGTGATCCTGAACGAGGACGTCATGTTCTGCCAGCGGGCCCGCGCGCACGGCTTCCGGATCTTCGCGTCCGCCGACGTCACGATGGGCCACCTCGGCATCTTCAACGTGCGGCCGTTGCGGCGCGACGGCCGCTGGGGCGCGATGACCGAGTTTTCGAGCGCCGAGGAGCAGTTCCGGCACCTGTTCATGCCGGTGCTCGACGAGCAGGAACCGGTGTCCAGTGGCCGCTGATCCCACCATTCAGGGGCATCCCGAGCTCGTCCTCGAGCACGAGGCGGGGCCGCCGACGCTGATCACCGCCTGCGCCTCCTGCGGTCAGCTCCGAACGATCCTGTTCCTCGCCCGCGACCGCTGGTTCTGCACCAAATGCCGCGCCGAAGGAGCCGCCCCGCCCAACCTGTACCCGGTCGCATGACGAAGGGAGTAGCACACCATGGCTGAGATTTTCCCGAACGAAGGGTTGGACCTGATCTACGCCGGCTTCCCCAAGGGCGGCACCGGCCCCGCCAACACCTGGCTCGGCCTCTTCACCGCCTTTACCGCCAGCACGGTCGGCACCTCAGCGGCGGTAATCGCGTCCTGGACAGAGGTCGCGAGCGCGGGCGCCTACACCCGCCAGACCATCTCGTCTGCGTCCTGGGGCACCGTCGGCACCACCCAGTCAGGCCGTGGCTCCGGCGCCGCCCAGGTGACGTTCTCCACCGCCACCGCCGTCTGGGGCACCGTCAACGGCTTCATCATCGCCAACTCGGCGACGCAAGGCGCCGGGGCTGTTTGGTTCGGTGCGAACTTCGACGACGTCACCGCCGTCGTCGTCAACACCAACGACGTGATCAAGGTCACGCCATCCTGGATCTATACCGGCTGAATGACACGGCTGATCACGTCAGGGTTCGAGATTTATGTGGCGAACAGCCTCGGCGCAGGCGCACCAGATGGCGCCACCGCGAACCCCGCAGTATCCAGGGTGACGACCGGGCAACGCAGTGGCACAGGATGTCTTCGCATCAACACAAGCACCACAGCCGGGTTCAACTCTCACGTTATTACGGGTGTAAACGGGCGCGGATACTGGGTACGCGCGTACATCAAGATCGGCTCGCCGTCCAGCCAGCCGCCTACACGGCTGCTGTATTTGTCATCCGGTAACAACAATCAAGGGGCGATGCTGGACGGATCAAGTCATGTTTTCCATGACCAAGCGCCTGGCACACTTTCTCCGGCTATCAATGATGGTGCCTGGCACCGAATCGAGGTTTACACTTTCTTTTCGGCGACACAGGCGAGCCGTGCCTGGGAACTGCGTGTCGATGGGACAACGATCTCGTCCGGCACAGCACAGATTGATGATGCTGCCGCGCCCAACAATCTGTACGTCGGATGGACTGACTTGCAATCAGCCGACATCTACTTCGACGATCTCGCGCTGAACGACGACCAGGGAGCGGCACCGCACAACACCTGGCCCGGCGACGGCTACGTCATCTGCCTCTTGCCGACCTCCGACAACACCCGCGGCTTATGGACGGGCGGCGCCGGAGGCACGACGAACCTGTTCGACGCGTTGAACAACACGCCGCCGGTCGGGGCGGTCGCGCCGGGAACGAACACGTCGCAGATCAGCGCGAACGCGGTCGCGACGACCGGCGTCTTCGACACCCAGAGCTATCTCGCGGCCGGTGCTACCGCCGGAGATACCGCGATCTGCTGCGCCGTGGTCGCCTGCACAGGCGAGCAGGTCGCGACCGGGACGAAATCCGGGAGCGCAAACATCGACACCGCCGTCAACAACTCGCCCACGGCAACCACCGGGTCGCTGGCCTACGGCCTCGACATAGGCGCCGAGGGCGCATGGCCGACGCTCTGGCGCTGGTGGGCGTCCCCGTTCACGGCCTATGCATCTCAGCCGACCCTTTCCAGCGGCGCTCGCCTCAACATCGTCACCACCACGGTCTCGCGTGTCGCGGACTGCTGCTTCCTCGGCCTCCTCGTCGAGATGCAGCCCGCGGCCGTCACGGCCGTCATCCCGGACGTCGGCATGGCTCTCACCGTCACCTAAGGAGGACTAATGGCTGTTTACAGCGTAGGCGCGAGAACAACTGCCGCCCCGACGGCGACGCTGCCCGCGGTCAGCCTCTACGCGACCGCGGCGGTCAACTTCTCCCTGCTCGAGGTCGGGATCACCAACACCACCGCGGTTGCCTGCATGGTCGCGCTCTGCCGCCTCACAAGCTCCGGGACGGTGGGCGCCGGACTAACAGAAGCCAACCTCGACCAGTCGAGCGTGCTCCCGACCTGCACCGCGTTCAACTCGCACACCGCGACTGGTCCCACCATCGTCGATCTCGGCTACCGCTGGACGTTGGGTGCCGCGGCCGGCTCCGGCGTGATCTGGACGTTCCAGCCATGGGAGTTCACGGTGATACCGGCCACCACGAACGGCATCGGTGTCTACTGCCCGACCGGCACCGGGCAGATCCTGGACGTCTATTTCAAGTGGATCGAGTGACGTGAGCCAGGTGACCCGTCAGGTTCCGCAGCCCGGCCTTCGGCTGTCCGCGCCGCGCTTCTACCTCCCGGCTCCTGTTGGGGGGCCGCAGGTTTACAACAAGACCGGTTACGGCGCAGCAGGCGGCCTGATCGGGGCGGGACCGTCGGAGTCGGTATTCGTCAAGGCGGGATTCGCCACCGCTGGGCTGACCGAGCTCGGCGCACGTCAGACCGACCACGCAAGAACCGGTTTCGCCGTCGTTGGCGGCATCGGTGCCGGACCCTCAGCCTCAGTTCTTGTCAAGGCGGGCATCGCTTTTGCCGGGCTGACGGCACTTGGCGGCCGCCAAACCGACCGCACCAGAACCGGCTACGCCACCCTCGGTGGTGTCGGGACTGGTGCCTCGCAGAAGGTCAGCGGCGCCGGAGCCGTCTACACCAAAGCCGGGTTCGCCACCATCGGCGGCGTCGGTGCGGGGCCGAGCTCGTCGGATGAGTTCTCGTCCGGTCTCGCCACCGTCGGCCTCGTCGGCGCAGGCGCGAGCGCCAGCGTCTTCGCCGAGACCGGTCTCGGCGTCAGCGGAACCGTCGGGGCCGGCTTCACCACCCGCCAAGGCGTCCAGACCAAGACCGGCTTCGCGGCCACAGGCCTCGTCGGCACCGGCGCCCGCGCCCGGCTGGTCTCGCGCTCCGGCAACGCCACCCTCGGCGGTGTCGCGGTCGGGGCACGTCAGCGGCTGCAGCTCCGCTCCGGTAACGCCACCGCAGGGCTGAC